ATGTAAACGTCGCTTGCTTAAGGACATGACTAATCTTACCTGGGAACACTATACCCCTTATTCAATTGGATTTAATGAAACATTCAACAGACTTGAAGCTCTTGCGGGAAGTGGATCAAGTTACCCACCTTACAATGTTGTGGATGGAGATGGTGGTAGAACCTTATTGGAGGTCGCTCTTGCAGGATTTTCAGGAGGAGATATTGAAGTCACAACAGAACGAAATGTTTTGACTGTATCTGCTCGTAAAGCACCTCCAGATAAAGAAAGAAAATATTCTCATAGAGGAATATCTTATAGAACTTTTTCTCGCAACTGGCAAATGGCAGATGATGTAGAAGTTGAAGAAGTTAAATTTGTTGATGGTCTTCTAATAATTACTCTTGTGAAAAACTTGCCAGAAAAACAAAAGAAAAAAGTTTGGTTCTAAATAAAAAGTGAGGGGGTGCTTGACGGCACCCTTTTTTGATGATAACATGTAAAAAACTGCATTGATAAAATGACTACAGAAAATAATTTAAAAACAAATCATAATATTCGCGTTGTAAATCTTACAACTGGAGATAACGTTCTTTGTATCTTTGGAGAAATTCCAAGTCAAGAAGACCCAAAAAATATTGTAGGATATAAGATGATTTATCCCTACAAACTTTTCTTGGGAGAATTGAATGAAGATGGATCATTCCCAATTAAATACGAAAGATGGTGTCCTTTTAGTCCAATTGAAGAACACAACATGGGTGGTAATCATATCATTAGTGTTGTTTTTCCAGACAATAGTATTCTTGAAAATTATGTAAATAAATTAAAGCAAGTTGGGTTGACTGAAGAACAAATTTTTTATCCTGAGGAGACTGATGGAAATAACAGCGAACCTGTTGAAGCTAGCGAATGAGTGGATCATCGCTCAAGTAGAAGAAGTTGAAGGGGATACTTTGCCAGGTGACCCTGACTGTATCCTACGCGACCCCTATGTGGTAGAATGTGATGGTGGAATTGACCCATGGCCTCATTGGTCTGATGATCGTGAGGTAGTGGTGAGATCCACCGATATCACTACTCTCGTAAACCCCAGCAAGGAACTCCTTGCTCGTTATATTGCATCCCTGCCATCTATTGAATGAAGTTTTACACTAGTGTTGAGCAAGCAGGCAACCGCCTGCTTGTACGTGGTTATGAAAATGGTAACAGATACAGTATGCGGGTTCCTTATAACCCCACAATGTATCTACCTACAAAAAATTATTCTGAATGGAGAACACTTGAAGGTGATTGTGTAGAACCTGTTAAGTTTGGATCTGTTAGCGAAGCACGTGATTTTGTAAAGCAGTATAAAGACGTTGAAGAATTTAAAATTTATGGCAATTCACGTTTTTTATATCAATACATTGCTGAACAACATCCTGAAGAACAAATAAAATTTGATAGCAACAACATTCGTGTCTTTACAATTGACATTGAAACTGCTGCTGAAAATGGATTTCCTAATGTTGATATTGCAGATCAAGAGATTCTTGCCATCAGTGTGAAGGATAGTTTTTCTGGTCGTATTACAGTATTTGGATCGCGTCCTTTTAATAATAAGGACAGCATGGTTGACTACATGCATTTTATTTCTGAAGAAAGCATGATGGGTGCTTTTCTTGAATTTTGGCAAGAAAATTATCCAGATGTAATTACAGGATGGAATGTCAGAATGTTTGACTTGCCATATATTCACAATCGTGTTGAGCGTATTCTTGGAGATAAGTTTGTAAAACTTTTGTCACCATGGAGATTGGTATCTAAACGAGAGATTTATATTCAGGGTCGTAGAAATTATTCTATTGACATGCTTGGTATATCTACCTTGGATTATCTTGAATTGTATAAGAAATTTACTTACACAAATCAAGAGAGTTATAGATTAGATCATATTTGTTTTGTAGAACTTGGTGAGAAAAAACTTGATCACTCAGAGTTTGATACTTTTAAAGAGTTCTACGAAAAAGACTGGCAGAAGTTTATTGAGTACAACATCCATGACGTTCGTCTGGTTGACAACCTTGATGATAAGATGAAACTGATTGAACTTGCATACACTATGGCATATGATGCTAAGGTGAATTATGAAGATGTGTTTAGTCAGGTGAAGATGTGGGATAACTATATTTACGTGGAACTTTTAAAGCGTAAGATTGCTATCCCGCCGAAAAAGGAAGCGACTAAGACTGAGAAGTATGCAGGTGCTTATGTCAAAGAACCGATTCCTGGGTTTTATGATTGGGTGGTTAGTTTTGATCTTAATAGCCTGTACCCCCATCTTATTATGCAATATAACATCTCGCCAGAGACGCTTCAGGATACCAGACACTCAACTGCTACCGTTGATAAGATACTTAAAAAGCAAGTAGATATTAACGGTGAGTTTGCTGTGTGTGCTAATGGTGCTCAGTATAGAAAAGATAAGCATGGGTTTCTTCCTCAGATGATGAAGAAGATGTATGACTCTCGTGTCATTTTTAAGAAGAAGATGATTGAGGCGAAGAAGCAGTATGAGAAAACTCCTACTGTAGAACTCGTGAAAGAGATTGCTAGATGTAATAATATCCAAATGGCAAAGAAGATCTCCCTCAACTCTGCCTATGGTGCAATTGGCAACGAACACTTCCGTTACTATCGTCTTGCTAATGCCGAGGCAATTACTTTGTCTGGTCAAGTATCAATTCGCTGGATTGAGAACAAGATGAACGATTATCTAAATAATCTTTTAAAAACGGAGGCAGTAGATTATGTCATCGCTAGCGATACCGACTCAATCTATCTTAATCTTGGACCTCTTGTTTCTAAATTTTTTAGTAATAAGTCTGGCGACAAAGCAGCAATTGTTTCCATTCTTGATAAGATCTGTCAAGAGAAGTTGGAACCATTCATCGAATCCAGTTATCAGGAACTTGCGAATTATGTTTCGGCATATGAACAAAAGATGAGTATGAAGCGTGAGAATATCGCTGATCGTGGTATCTGGACTGCGAAGAAGCGTTACATTCTTAACGTTTGGGATAGTGAAGGTGTTAGATATAAAGAACCCAAGATGAAGATTATGGGTCTTGAGACTGCTAGATCTTCTACTCCAGCTTATTTTAGAGATAAATTATATGCAGCGTTTCAGATTATTATCGGCAAGACAAATGATGAGCTTATCTGTTTTATCAATGATGTGCGAACAGAAATGCGCACAAGACCTTATGAAGAAGTTGCATTCCCAAGAGGAGTTAACAACTTGGCCAAATATAGACATCCAACAGAGATTTATAGAAAAGCAACCCCAATCCATGTAAGAGGTGCCCTTCTTTACAATCACTATGTGAAGAAGTATAATATAGAAAATAAGCATCCTCTTATTCAAGAAGGTGAAAAGATTAAGTTTATGTATCTTAAAACACCTAACCCTATTCACGAGAATTGTATTAGTTTTTTTGGAGAGTTGCCTAAAGAATTTGGGATTGAAAAGTATGTTGATTATCAAACGCAATATGAAAAATCTTTTCTTGAACCTCTCAAAAATGTGCTACAATGTATTGGGTGGCAACATGAAAAAATCATTACCATTGGGAGTTTCTTTGAATGAGTAAGAAGATCTTTGTAGTCACTTGGACCAATCATATTGTTGGTCAAGTAGGTCCAGAAGACATTAAGTGTTTTGAAGACTACAATACTGCTGTTGCGTTTGCTAAACTTATACGTAACAAATATAACTATGTCAATTTTTATGAGGAGAAAGTAGATCAATGGGATTCCTAGATACCGTAATTAAAGAAAGTGGAAATGAGTTTGCTGGTTTGGTCAGTGAAGGAATTGCTGCTGGCGATATCACTAGTTATGTTGATACTGGTAGTTATATTGTTAATGCTCTTGTTAGTGGCTCTTTGTTTGGAGGTCTTCCTTCCAATAAAGTTACTGCTCTGGCAGGAGAGAGCAGCACGGGGAAGACTTTTTTTGCTCTCAGTGTCGTTCGTAATTTCCTTGATTCTAATCCTACAGGTGGAGTCATTTATTTTGAAACTGAATCCGCCATTTCCCGTGACATGATTGAAAGTCGTGGGATTGATGGTAATCGTATGATTATCATGCCAGTTGCTACTATTGAAGAGTTTAGAACTCAGGCTTGTCGTATTCTTGATAAGTATCTGAAAGAACCTAAAGAAGATCGTGAACCTATGATGTTTGTGCTAGACTCTCTGGGTATGCTTTCTACAAATAAAGAGATGGAAGACATTGCTAACGATAAGCAGGTTCGTGACATGACCAAATCTCAGTTGATCAAAGGTGCCTTTCGTGTGCTAACATTGAAACTGGGTCAAGCACAAGTTCCTATGATTGTTACTAATCATACATATGATGTGATTGGTTCCTATGTTCCTACAAAGGAGATGGGTGGCGGTACAGGACTGAAGTATGCTGCTTCTACTATCATCTATCTAAGTAAATCTAAAGAACGTGATAGTAAAAAAGAAGTTGTTGGTAACATTATTAAATGCGAGGCAAAGAAGTCTCGTTTAACTATTGAGGGAAGTAAAGTTGCAACACGCCTATTTTTTGACGAGCGAGGTCTTGACAAATACTACGGATTACTGGAACTGGGTGAAGAGTACGGAGTATTCAAACGCAACGGCAATCGTATCATTGTTAACGAATCCTCTGTTTATCCTTCTGCTATTTTGGCTGATCCCGAAAAATACTTCACCCCCGAAGTGATGGAACAACTTGAAGAAGCAGCAAAAAAAGAATTTTCTTATGGCAACTGAGCGTATTGAGCAAACTATTCTTCGTAATCTTCTCTTTACTGAGGAGTATTACCGCAAAGTAGTTCCATTTTTGAAAGCAAATTATTTCCAAGAATATCATGAAAAAATCATCTTTGAAGAGATTGCTGACTTCGCTAGTAAGTATGACAAAATACCTACTCAAGAAGTCTTGGCGATTAACATCCAAAATCGTAATGACCTTACTGACGAAACATACAAAGATTCGTTACAGACAATACAAGGACTCTCAGACCAATGGGTTGACTATGAATGGCTCCTTGACGCCACAGAAAAATGGTGTCAAGACAGAGCTATATACCTTGCCCTCATGCAATCTATCAAGATCGCAGATGGAGGTGATAAAAAACTATCAAAAGATGCGATACCAAGCATTCTACAAGAAGCACTAGCAGTATCTTTTGATGAACACATAGGACACGATTACATTGAACAAGCAGAAGATAGATATGATTTCTACCATAGAAAAGAAGATAAGATTCCCTTTGATTTGGAAAAGTTTAATTTTATCACAAAAGGTGGTCTCTCTAACAAGACTCTCAATGTCGCTCTTGCTGGTACAGGTGTCGGCAAATCTTTATTCATGTGCCATGCGGCTGCTGCCGCGCTCACTCAGAACTACAACGTTCTCTACATTACATGTGAAATGGCAGAAGAAAAAATTGCTGAGCGAATTGACGCAAACCTTCTGAATGTAAATGTTAAGGATATTATTGAACTACCTGAAGTTCTCTTCACTTCTAAGGTACAAGAGATCGCTAGAAAAACTCAGGGAAAACTTATTATCAAAGAATACCCTACAGCGTCTGCCCATGCAGGACACTTCAAAGCGCTCTTGAGTGATCTTTCTTTGAAGAAAGATTTCAAACCTGACATTATTTTTGTGGACTATCTTAATATATGTGCTAGTGCGAGGTATAAAGGTGCGATTGTTAATTCTTACACGTATGTCAAGGCGATTGCTGAGGAGCTTCGCGGTCTTGCTGTGGAATGTAATGTTCCTATTGTCTCAGCTACTCAAACTACTCGCAGCGGCTTTGTTAATTCTGATCCTGATCTTACCGATACTTCTGAGTCTTTTGGTTTGCCTGCCACTGCTGATCTTATGTTTGCCCTTATCTCTACTGAGGAGTTGGAACAACAAGGTCGCATCATGGTCAAACAACTTAAAAACAGATACAATGAAACCGCTGCCTCACGAAAATTCATGGTGGGAATTGACAGATCAAAAATGAAGCTGTATGATGTAGCGGATGATGCTTCCGAAATCAGCATCGACAATGACGATGTGGGAGAACAATTCTCTCAGTTCGCTGAAACACAAAACCGATTATCTAAATTTACTGAATGGAACGTATGATTGATTTTAATAAATATGAAGAATTTGTTGGACAAGTTACTTCAGATGCTTCAACAAACTTTGTTGACTTTGCCGATCGTATTGGTGAGTTAGATCGTCAAGGTGCTAATATTGAACGTCTTCTTACTAGTGGCGTTGGTATTAATGCTGAAGGTGGTGAGTTCCTTGAGATTATTAAGAAAATGATTTTTCAAGGTAAACCTTGGAACGAAGATAACCGAGAGCATTTGATTATTGAACTTGGTGATATTATGTGGTATGTTGCACAAGCAACCCAAGCGCTTGAGATTAGCATGGAAGAAGTTCTAGATACTAATATCCGTAAGTTGTCCAAGCGTTATCCTGAAGGAACATTTGACTCTTATTATTCTGAAAATCGTCAGGTAGGTGACCGATGAAAATTCTTACACTAGAAGATTACAAAAAGGCAGGAGAAACATTCTGGCCTAAGTATTGGTACATCGCTAAAGAACTTGGGGAAGATGCCAAACCAGAGCAAGTCCTCAAGGTTATGGAAGCAATTGGTGGAGTTGCTCTAAAACTAGCTTTAGAAGATAAACTCTCTCCATTTGGATTTAATAAGAAGACGCAAAATGACTGAACAACGATGTATAGTTTCTGGATCCACCTAGTAGCATTCTTCCAAGTGGTTGTGATAAATTGTATTCAACCTGTTAATTGGAAGTATTGCTATCGGGTGGACCAGTGGTTGATCCCAGATCTTATCTACGCATGGGAACTCAAGACAGGTAAGACCCACCCGTATCAGACTGAGAAAGATTACCTTGACAGCATCAAGTGATGTGCTATGATATGGGGGAACCTAAATAAGGGTGTCCCCCTTTTTCTGTAGATGGCAACCCAGAACAAGCACCTG